GCTGGAAAATATCATAAAAATGATACTCTCTAAAATTTTTATATACTGTCAAAACAAAACACATTCTGCTTGCCCAATAAAGGAAAAAGTAAAAAAAATTACTTTTGTGTGTGAATGTGAGTGTCATTCAATTCGTCCAATTGGTTAATTAAGGTATAATATGATTAAATGCTTTTATTGCATGCTAGAAGAAGCAAAATACGAAGTTTTAATTAGCACCAAAGTTGCTGGAGAAAACTACGAATTTTATGCAAAAATTTGTCTTTTATGTATGCCAGTAGAAAGTTATTTGCTTAAGGAGTATAAATGTCTGTAGAAGGTAAACCCTCAAATGGAATGAAGTCTGCCGCACAAAGAGCTTTAGCTTGGCATAAAGATGGTAAGCGCGGGGGAACAATAGTGGGATTAACCAGAGCAAATCAAATTGTTAATGGTGAAACACTCTCTGAAAGTACAATTAAAAGAATGTTTAGTTTTTTCAGTCGGCACGAAGTAGACAAAAGAGCGACTGGATTTAATTCAGGTGAAGAAGGCTATCCATCTCCCGGAAGAGTCGCATGGGATTTATGGGGTGGCGATGCAGGATTCGCTTGGTCAAGAAAGAAGGTGAAACAAATAAATGGCAACAAATCCACAAAATAACATTACACCACAGCAGCCCGCAACTCCTGATAGAGTTACAGAGGCTAGCAATGTTGATCCAACTAATGCAGATGGCTTTGCACCCGGAGCTCGCGCTCTTTGGGACTCCGGTTTTCATTCAGTAGATCTCGGTGTTAATGAAGCAAAAGAAATGACAGGTTATCCACAGCTAGGTCAGGCTGCAAATGTCTCTATGACAGATGCACAACCCGGTGGCGGTCCAACTGTTACAACTGAGGCTGGTCCTTACTAAGATGATTGGTAATACAAGCTCACAGCATAAAGAACCAGATGATTCCCATCTGGACTTTTATGTTGAACAAAATAATAAAAAGAAAGGTGGTGAAAAAACAATGGACAATAATCAACAAACAAGTACAGTAGTTCAACCTTCAGCAAATCCAAGTACAGGGTTTAGTGCAACAGCACCAGATCCAAGTGGTCAAATTGCTTCACAGAAGTTTGAAGTTCCAGTATTGCAGAAAGCAATTGACGCTCTTGAAGAGGCAATGCAGTCTTTAGAAGACACATACTTAGAAAAGTCTGAGTATCCAAATGCAACCCGCGAAAATGCAGAACCAGTCGTGACAAATGAAACTGGACCAAAGCATGGAAATGCTACAGAAATGGTCACAAAGAAGGCATGCACATGCCCAAATTGTACAGATGCAGATTGCGAAGGTGGCATGGCAAAGGTAGACGGAGAGCCAGATGTATCTCGTGCAAACTCTGTAGAAGTTCCGGCTCAAATAGGGCAAGGAGGTTCAGATGCTAGCCCAATTGTCAAAGCTATTCAAAAGGCAAAAGATGCCCTAGATGCAGTCAATGCTGAATTGGTAGGCAAGGATAAGTATGAAAACCAGAATCATTCTACAAAAGCCCCCACAAAGGAGGACACAGTAGAGATTGAGAAGGCAGCACAATGCTGCGACAATGCTTGCGGAAATTGCACAGGACCCGGATGTGGTTGCTGTGAAGATTGCCAGAAAGTAACTAAAGCAGCAGATGCTGAGCCCGATGCAGATGACGATGATCTTGAAAAGAAAGATTTTTCAGACGCTAAGCGTAAGCAACTTGCTCGTGAAGGTAAGGCTATGCCAGATGGTTCCTATCCAATTGTTACCGAACAGGATTTAAAGAATGCAATTCGTTCTTGGGGTCGTGGCGGGGCAAAACCAGCTGATAAGGCTCACATTATTCGTAGAGCTAAGGCAATTGGTAAGTATGACTTAATTCCAGATGATTGGAAGAATGACATGCAAAAGTCTGTTTGGGGCGGTTCTTTCTTCCCAGCTGATTGATTTAAATATGAGAAAAAGTGAGATCTCACACAGCAACGGTCTATGACCGTTGTTTGTGTTTTACGAGGAGGAAAAATGAAAGTTTTAGTTATAGGTAGCAAGCAATGGAATAGTTACCCGGAAATCATGAGAAATCTAACTGTAACAATTGAAGACATTAATTATTTTTATCCCGATGAAAAAACCATTACATTTATTCACACAGGTTCGCGGGGAGCTGAAAATATGGTGACTGAATATGTAGGTAAAGTTGAAAAGTTTATGAAGAATAAAGGTTTTTCAATTAAAGAACAATTAGTAAGACTTCCTAAAGGTGAATTTGATTTGAATGCTAGAATAAACAGAGATTATGACATGATTAATTCAGGAATTAGTATTGCATTAATTTTTACCGATGGCACTTGCAAAAGGTCAGAGGCATGTGCTAAGATACTCAATGAACTAGAAATACCCACTAGAATCATCAAGGAGTAATATGTCCAAGGAGTCTGAGTCGCGTTTGTCCAATAGGGACAAGCAGTATTTAAAGCTGGCTTGCAACGCTGCAATGTCTTCTAAGGAGCGTAAAAAGCATGGAGCCGTAATAATAAAATCAAATAGGGTACTTAGCATAGGGGTAAATAAATTCAGAAACCACCCCAACATTATTCCTGAGTCTCTTATTAAGACATCTTGTTCTGTTCATGCAGAAGTTGATGCTTTGAATAAGATTAAAGATGCTAGAGGAGCTACAATCTATGTAGCGCGAATTAATAATTTTGGGAAGTCTATGCTTTCCCGCCCATGCAACAATTGCTATTCTGCAATTCGTGAATCAGGCATTAAACATATTGTATATACAGACTAGGAGCAGGGATGAGCCGGAAGCCAATGGATGTATCAGGATTCTGTAATACACAACATCACAATTTATGTAAACATGAGTTTGATTTCGGATCAGATTACAATAATAGGTATTTCACCTGTCAATGTCAATGTCACATCGGCAAGAAAAAATTAAACAAATATGCTATACTATAATAACATTGTAACTACTACAGAAAAGGTAAAAAATGTCTAATCTAACAGAACTAGACTACGATGCTGCTCATGAATTTGTTAATAAAAATAAGTTTAGGGGCTTTTATTGGGATGGATGGGATATTGTTAAATTCACTCCAAGTGCCAATGGTTATGTTCAAAAGAATGGCGTATTCAAAAACGATGTTTGGGGTTACGCTACTAAAATTCGTATGACAAACTCTGGTACATGGAAGGTTTTGACTAAATATGTATGATATCCTAAAAAAGAAAGGTATCGATCCAAAAGATGTAAGGTGGTGGCATTTGGCTGCTTGCCAAAATATGGAATTAAACTGGTTTTTTGACAATTATGAGTCAGACTCAGAAATTGCAAAACAAGTTGATACTATCTGCATGACTTGCCCAGTTATTTCTTTTTGTTATAAAGAAGGCATTGAGAATAAACTAGAAGGCGTGTGGGGCGGTGTCTATGTAAAACATGGAAAGCCTAAAAAGCAATACAATAAACACAAGACTACTGAAGTCTGGAGAAGGTTAAAAAAACTACATGGGTAATTTAGTTTGGCACGAAAAACCATTTGAGGAACAAAAGCCGGTCCGCATTGTTTATAACTTTGAAATGGCTAAAGCTATTCGTAATCTTAAATGTCCTGTCAAGGGTTTAGTTATTGATATTATGACCCGACCAAATTATCTTGCAATTGTTGTTTATGAAAGCAACATCATGGAGTACAACGATTCTCAAAGAGAACAAATTATGAGTCATTTAGTGATGATTCGTAAAATTATTATGTCATACGGAACACCATGCGAAATAGAAGGCGTAAAATATGATGAACAACAGAAAAAAGGCATCAGATTTTAGTATTGTGTACATCCCAGATGAACAATGTTTTGGAACATTGGTATCATATGGGGCGTATGCTTCTAGGATAAACTACAAAAAAAATGGAATTGAATACACAATTGACTTATTTAATGATGAATTTGATATTATTGAAGAGTCGGGTATTCATTATATAGAAGAGGATTTATAATGCTATGTCAATCATGTGAACAGCCAAAACATCAGCTTTTCTCAAAAAACTCTAATATAATTAGCGATATAGGTTTAGTCTTGTGTCAATCTTGCATTGACTCTAAGTATGAGCCAAGATGGACTATCATTTTGGCGGGCAGATCGATGGGTCCTGAATTTGTAAGGGATTACATCGTTAAGCGTAGATATTTAGGCAAAGAGATTACAGCCACAGAACTAATTGCATAAGGAGAATTTATGTTACAGATTACAAATGATATGGGTATAGTCATATCTTCTAAAGAATCAGTTGTTGCATTTACAGCAGACTGGTGTGGTCCATGTAAACAGTTAAAACCACAATTTGCCAAAGCTTCAGTTTTGGATGTAAGCAAAGATTATTTTATTGTTGATATAGATAAGATTGACAAGAAGTATGTAGAAGAGTATAATATTAAGAGTGTTCCTTCCGTATTCGTAATGTCTAAAGGAAATTCAGTAAAAAGAGTAAACTCTAGAACCGCTTCGGAAATTGTAAAGGAAGTCGTATGAGCAGATTTTGGACTAATGTAGGGTTTTATATTGGTTTTGTCTTCTTTATTTTTATTTATTTTTATGCAATATTTGATGCATATCTTAAGTACAAAAATGGAGAAAGCATTGTCTCAAATTTAGCATTGCTTTTTGCTTTCTTTGCTTGGCGTAAAGTCCATCAGATGGATTTTAATTTAAAGTATTACTTATCAGATAAAAAATAGGAGGCATAAATGACTTGCATCGTTGCCATTGGTAATCCCATAACCAAAGAAGCAGTTATGGCGGGTGATAGAGCAATCTCTGATGTTGGTCAGGGATTTATAGCAATGTCAAGGCATCCCAAGATTTTTATGTTTCATCCCTTTTTAATTGGATACGCGGGAGATATCAAAGTAGGCAAGCTTATACAGTACTATTTTGAGCCATCACAGCCACAAACAAATATTGACCTAGATGAACATATGAATACTATATTTATTTCTGAATTGAAGCATTTGCTTAGCGAAAATGAGTACGAGACAAACAAGGAAGAACATTCCACATTTGGGCTGGTAGTTGCCATTGAAGGTCGTATCTTTGAAATAACAGAAGGCTTTGAAGCTTTGGAGTATACGACCAACTATATGGCAATCGGCTCAGCCTCAGAATATGCTTTGGGATCTTTGCATACAACAGAATTAAATAATAAAATTACAATAAGAGATAAGGCGGTATATGCGCTGTCAGCCGCAGCAGCATTTTCGCCATCATGTTCAGAACCATTCGATATATTAAGTATAGGAGAGAAATGATTCAAGCAGTAAGTGGCTATGTAGTCATTAAAGAAATCGTAAAGGAAAAAGAAGAGACAACAAAGTCAGGTCTCTATATCGCAGCAACGGAAATTGACAGGTCAGTTCCACGCGGGGTCGTAATGTCAAAAGGACCTAATGTGTCCGAAAACATTCCCTTAGGTGCTACCGTTGCGTATGCACCACATTCCGGGGTGGACTTTGAAGAAGGCACAGAGCAATATCAAATCATTGTTCAGGAAGCAATCTATGGGGTGGTAGACAATGGCTGAAATTCCACTACCTCTAGATGAATTAGAACAACTTATTGGTGATGTCGCTATTGAATTATTAGAAACTTGGGCATCAGAAGGGCGGATTCCAGATGGAGAAGAAGCCAAGTATGGTGAATTAGCAATAGAAGATACAGTATTCATTGTTAATGTATTCATGGAAAAATTCAATGAAGCCATGAGTAAAGCACAATTGCAATCAATTATTACTTCATGATAAATTTAAAATAATGGTAAAATAGCCTTAAGAAATAGAGCAATCTATTTCTATTTAAAAAAAGGCGATGATTAATATCAAAAAAATACTGCAAAAGATAGAAATGATATCTGACACAGTAGCAGTATGGTCAGGGAAACCCCTGTTCCTATTCTTCCATTTGATTTTTTGGGGGGTGTGGATAGGGTTTAAAATAGAACCCTTTCCATATGGTCTATTGACATTATTAGTGTCATTAGAGGCAATCCTGCTGTCGGGATTGATTCTATCCTCATCAAATCGGGCGGCGGAACGAGATAGAAGAGTAGCCAAAAAAGATCTAGATCTATCAGAAGAAACAAACGATATTATAGATAGAATGGCAGACGATATACATAAGATTCGTAATGTTATCTGGAGTTCTAGTGCCAAATAAAACTAAATAAACGCAGTAAGAAAACAATTAAATATCATAACTAAATATGGATTAATTATTGTATGTAATTATCCACCTTATCCACAGGTTATCCACAGGTTTATACACATGCCTATCGTAATCTTAATTTGTGGCACAAGTCGGGCATAATAATATGGGAAAACACCCCCAAAATATGCCCGATTTTGTGTATTTTCCTCCACTTTATACCCTTTTTATATAGGTAAAACACCCAATTCCCTCCACTTCCGGGCTATTTTTAGGGTCCTTCGTAATAGGGGCTATTTTTTAGGTGCGGGTACTAGATTATCTAATCAGACAATTCGGACATATGGGGATAAAGGGAAACCCCCCGCTTGCCGAAGGCGGGGGGCATGTCTAGATGATGTTCTTTATAAGACTAGGAATGAATATCCTGATAGCCTATCTAGACCATTGTTGAAATTGATATTAGGTTTAGGTAATCATTAATACGGAAGAATACTAGCCAGCGGGAATTCTTGTCATTATCCCATTCCCGCCTGTCATCCCACTCGTCAAAGTAGAATTCATCAATGTAAGCTTTAGCCCATTCAATTACCTCTGCAGGAATATCTGGGTCTAACTCTTTAGGTAATGAACTAGTCTTACGGAAATCATAAAACCATTCTAGGTCTTCCTTCCAGTCATCCCACGCAATTGTCTCATCAACAATTTCTTGCATGGGTGTATTGACCAGCTCTTGAATTGACTTTGATATCTGTGTGTATTCGCTCATATATTTATTATACTCCATCGCTAGTGTCTTTGTCAAGCCCAAATGGAAGGGACTTTTGCAGGTCCCCCCGGGTTAGGCTTGGGCTGGTAATGTGCAAGAACTTCATCTCTGATGTCCTTACTGATAATGGCAATCTCATCTGTGTTGTTGATAAAGCCCCCATAGTCATAGCACTTAGCCTGACGATAGATGTATTGACAAAACAAATGAAATAGGCGTTGCTGAACTGCAAATGGTGTTCTCATAAGCACTTCTGCAATGATGTCGGTATTGGTTCGTGAATCTGAAAGAATGTTGATTATCTTATCTGCTTGTCCTTCGTTTGAGAAACTCATAGTGCCTCCTAGAAAGTTATTGTATCATGGCACTCTGACATCGGGCTCCTTTGATGTAATTACAATTGATGGAGCAAGAATACCCCCGGGACAATTACAATAAGTCATATGCTGAGCGCACTGACGACAAGTAACAAATCCTACTAGATACCCCTCAGATGTATGACCAA